GCCGATTCTGGTGGAACTGTACGTTGGTATTCTGCCTCAATTGATATCGTCTCAGGTAAACAAACATATAGTATTAGACAAGCAGTGTCAGCTTCATTTGCAGCTGTAGGCAAAACATTATCTAGTACTAGTTCAATTGAGATTAAACGCGTATTGCATAATGTACCTCCAGCAATTGTTAGATACTTTGATCCATTTGTAGGAACAGGCTTAGGTTCTCAACAATTACTTGATGCATTTGATTTTGGAGGATTTTCTCCATCAGTGAATTTTATGTTGATGCCAATTCATATGGATTTGCTTCGTATTCAAACAATTGAATTCAATGATCAAATACGTAAATCACATTTTACATTTGATATACATGGAGATGATATACGAATATATCCTGTACCTGGCACTCAAGGCACAATGGCTTCTCCATACTTTAAAAATGTTTGGATTGAATTCTTATTTGAAGAAGACAAAGGAAAAGAGGCAATACTATTCGGAAATACAGCTGTACAAAATGATCTTATAACCGATGCATCAAATATACCTTATACATATCAAACTTATAAATCAATCAATGATATGGGTCGTGCTTGGATTATTAGATATGGAACGGCCCTCGTTAAAGAAACATTAGGCTATGTACGTAGCAAATATTCTTCAGTTCCAATTCCAAATGGCGAAGTAACACTTAATGGAACTGATTTGGTATCACAAGGTCAAACTGAAAAAGAAGCATTAATAACGCAGCTTCGAGAATTTTTAGAAAAAATGACTAAAGAACAAATGTTGACTCGACAAAATGCAGAAGCAACACAAATGACTGAAATACTAGGCAAAGTGCCTTTGAAAATTTATATAGGATAAACATGGCTCTATTTGGTGGTCAGCGAGATGCAAGATTTTTAGCAGCAATCAATTCAGAATTGATTAATGCAATAATTGATACTGAAATTGAGTTCTTTAAACTGCTAGTAGATGCGAGTAACGCTAACATATACGGCGAATCAGAGCGCAAGGCATATTATGATTCCATTTTGATTCCGTGCTTAATTACGAAGGACGATAAGACATCAAACATGGATGATTATGGCCATACATATACACGTACCGCAACGTTTGCAATTTCAAGAGACATATTAGAACGAGCTGCATTTTATCCGGAAGTTGGAGATATTGTATTTTGGGATAATGAGTATTATGAATTAGATAGCGTTGATGCAAATCAATATTTTGTAGGTAAAAATCCTGAGACATGGCCTAATGGCGATAAACATGGATATAGTGTATCTGTATTATGTAACGCACATGCAACGAGACAAACGCCACAAGGTATTAAAGATATCAGACGCGGCGGCAATAACGTAACAAAAGGACAGCGAGGACATTAATGCCTAAATATAACAGACAAAATATTGACCGCAAAACAAATAAACCTTCACTTAAACAAACAGAAGGGTTAACTCCAGATGTATTATTGAATCGTGCATTGCAAACACGTCGAGATACTGATGTAATTCGCACTGCAAAGCGTACGGCATATGATATTGATTATGCAATTAAATGGTACGTTGAAAATGAAATACAACCACAAATAACAGCAAATCAAGAAGTAATCAATGTTCCTGTTATTTTTGCTAATGGAGAAAAATGGGATAATGTACGTAGACTAGGATATATACGTGATGAAAAAGGAATGTTACAATCTCCATTAATCATGTTGAAACGTAATAGTATCACCGAACAAGAACAGCATCGTACATTGGACGTTAATAGACCACAGTCAGCAAATCAAATAGTTTATCGACAACGATACAATGAACGTAATCGTTATGAAGATGAATTATTTCCAATACCAACAAATCAACCAGCTGATTCAGAAAAAATTTACATTGTAGATATTCCGAAATATGTTACATTGGAATATGATATGATGATATGGTGCGATTTTACGACTCAACTCAATGATTTAATTGACCAAATTTTACCATATGGGCGGTTTGCTTGGGGAAATGATGCAAATAAATTTGCTACAACTATAGGAGCTATAACATTTGAAACAGTAAATACTGTAGGCGAAGATCGTTTAGTTAGAGCTTCAATGCCGTTAACGGTATTAGGAACATTGCTATCTGAACAAGAATCGCGCATTGAAACAATTCGAAAAGCATATTCACTTAAAAAAGTTTCATTTGATGTTGTAGTAGATGTTGGCAATCTTAATATATTTAGTACAACACAAGTTCCACAAGCAGTACTTCAAAATCAACAACAAGTTATGTCCGGAGGCTCCGTAGTAGTTTCAGGAGGCGGCTCTAACATATCACTTAATGCAGCTGCAATGTTGTATTTAACTGCATTAACAGAAAAACAAGCAACATATGTTAATGCAACAACAGTGACAGTAGCAGCGTATGCTGCAATTAATCCAGTCACTAATACAATTGCAACGGTAAATGAATTTGATATTTATATTAACGGACAATACGTTGATAAAGCAGTATATACATGGACACCTACCGATGCATCAACGCAAACCATCACGTTTAATACGACCATGTTAGGATATGGTATAGATCCTACTGACGTCATAATTATTAAAGGGAGATGGCAATAATGAGACAGTTTAAGCCCGGACAATTACAAACAGGTTCAATATATCCAATATCTGCTAGCTATGCTCTAACAGCATCTTTTTTATCGGGTAGCATATCAATTAATACTGGTTCTTTAGTAACAACCGCATCATTTAATGCATTTACTGCATCATATACCACAGGATCATTTACAGGAAGTTTTAAAGGAGATGGTTCTCAATTAACGGGAATTGTTTCATCAAAATGGACTGGATCAAATCCTATATCACGTCAAAGTGATGTTGAGATTACCGGGTCATTACGAGTGCAAGGAAGCATTACTGGATCTTTATTTGGAACTGCAAGTTGGGCAACAAACGCAGTAACTGCATCATTTGTGCAAACAGCACAAACTGCATCATATATTCTTAATGCGGTAAGTTCAAGCTATGCAACCACAGCTCAAAACGCAACTACAGCTAGCTACGTTCTAAATGCAATATCATCTAGTTTCTCACAAACCGCGTCATTTATAACGACAGCGCAGACAGCAAGTTATGTTTTGCAATCAGTCTCAGCATCATTTTCTGTATCATCATCCCGTGCAGTAAGTGCTTCTCTTGCCACTTCAGCATCATTTGCACTCACTAGTTCAGCAGCCAATGTTGGCGATGCTAGCGATGTTAATGCACAATTTCATATAGCATTTGTAGCAAACACCGGGTCTACACAAGTAATTGCAGCTGATAGGGATGGATTATACAATCCAAAATTCAACACACTAACGGTAACCGCATCAAATGCTATATCAGCATCTTTTGCATTAAAGTCTACATCAACATCATTCGCAACATCAGCCTCGTTTGCAACTAGTGCTTCTTATGTAGCAGCCGGCGGATCAAACACCATGGTGCAATTCAATGAGTCAGGTTCCTTTAGTGCAATTTCGGGCGTAACAATCGACAAAAACACTAGATCATTACAGAACGGAAAAGATGCTATTGCAGCAGGCCAATATTCACACGCGGAAGGTGCTAGTACTACAGCAAATGGTACATATTCACACGCGGAAGGAGAAAGCACAACAACCGGTAATCCAAAAGGTTATTATGCTACAATGACCGCATCAGGTGTATTTACGATTTCTTCAACGTATGGAGACTTATCCGGCCTTGGACTATTTGACGCAGGAAATTTAATAGGTGTAGATGATTCACAATATGACAACAACTACATCTATACCAATTTAACAGCTGCTTCATGTTCTTTCAACGGAACAAATACTATAGTGCACGTAACTGACACTACTTTTCTTACTAGCACAGCTAGCATTGGTGGTATTACGAATTTTGGGAATAACGCCGGAGATCAGGTATGGGGAGGAGTTGCAGCTCATGCACAAGGTATTAGTACAGCAGCGCAGGGTGCATACTCACACGCAGAAGGCAACAGCAACGCATATGGTCCATACTCCCATGCAGAAGGCAGCAGCCAAGCATATGGTCCATACTCACACGCAGAAGGCGGCGGCCAAGCATATGGTCCATACTCACACGCAGAAGGCCAAGGTATTACTTATGGTAACTACTCCCACGCCGAAGGTGAAAGTACAACAGCTGGATACAATGCATATCGAATAAATGCTCACATAACCGGCGGTGTTATTAGCCTCGAACCAATATATGGTGATCAAACAGGGTATTTTGGTGCTGGTGGTTTTGTGGTAATTTACGATGAGAGTGGTGATCTTGACACTATTAACGGTACACTACAAAATACATACCTATTCGAAGTATCATCCTCAGCATTTACATCATCGTTAACGCAAATAACGTTAGTTGATAACACAGTTACTACATTTTCAAATTTTAATAGAGTACAAATAGGCGTTTATGGAATTCCAAATCCGCCCAATGCTGATGTGCCCTTAGGTAATAATTCCCACACAGAAGGTCTTCAGTCTAAAACTATAGGAGAGTATTCTCATGCAGCTGGGTACGAGGTCCAAACACTAGGCTGGTACCAATCCGTAGTGGGTATAGGGAATAAACCTATATCCGATCAAGGTGCATTTATTGTAGGAGATGGAGACCCTAATAATTCAATACAACATAATCTACTAGTAGCGGCAGCAGGCAATGTAACCATATCAGGCTCATTAACGGTATCTGGTTCTGCAGTAAATTTACAAACAGATAATTTTACAGTTAACTGCATTGGAATAGATTCATTAATAGTTGATCCAAATGGTGTGCAAATTTATGATAGTACAGATGGTACTATGGTATTAGATAGTAATACAAGAAGATTATTTGACACATCAGATATTGTATCTATAAATTTTGACAATCGACAACTTGTTAAATCAGATGGTGCTACCGTAACATTGGATTGGGAAACGGGTGCAATGACAGGTTCTTTGCAAGGAACCGCATCAATTGCTGTTACGGCATCATATATTGATATTGCAGCATTACCACTTATACAACCCGTTACAGAATATGAAACTATTACGGCATCTATACAAGCAAATTCAACATATACATTGCCAAATGCATTAACATATATTTCTTCATCTGTATATGAATACATAGAAATATTTGCAAATCAACAACGATTACGATATGATATAGATTTCATTCCTGTAACAACGGCTAGCATACAATTTAATTTTACTATACCGAATGGATCGGAAATGACATACAAAGTATTTAGGAGACCATAATCATGGATAATTTAGAATTTACATACATACCAGTTAAACCAATAACAGAATTATTACCAGAACTGATGATGCTACTATACGGTTGCATTAAACACGGAGCAGTAGAAATTGATAAAACCAATCATACTATAACTATTCAGAATTTTGCATATGATCCAGATAAAATTTCTCGTTACTTAACACAAATACAACAAGAACGAGAATCATATTATCAACAAATAACAACTATGCCTGGTGCAACTTCACCAAATCCTAATGACACAACATATATAAATGATATTGAAAATATTTTAATTGAGTTAAAACAATGGCTACAATAACAGCAGTAACAAGTTCCGATGGCACACCATTAAATGTATTAAGTCCTTCAACATGGGTAGGGGGCGTAGTCCCGGGCCCGGCAGATACAGCCGTATTTCCCGCACGCCCATCAACAACAATTTCTTTAAACTTAGCAGGTGGATATTTACCTATTACGCCATGGGTAGGAACGAAGACTATTACCGTAGCATCTACAATAACATTACCTAATACAGGAAGTTTTTATACATTTCCGCAATATCTAAGCGATCCATTAACACCTATTAAAATTAATTTTTCAGGTTCAAGTAGTAATACAACTTTATTTTCTTGTAGTATAGATCAATCATATCGCCAATGGTTATATCAAAACTCGCATTCATACACTGAAACATATCCGGGAGATAATCCAGTTGCATTAGGTTTTCTAGGTGAAGGAACTCGTATATTTTTTGGAAGATCTGGATCAGCTAATCCATGGAATTGGCAAAATCAATATGAACTAACTGGATCAGGAGTATGGGAAATTGGTGCTATTACTATGAACTTAGGTTGCGATTTTACTGTTAAAGATTCTGCAACATTAATGCTTAATAGCTCTACAACTACCACAGCTTGTCGTGTTACTACAGCGCAGTGGGCAGGTATTCGTATATTAGATCGAGCTACTCTTCATTTAACGGGATCATATGACATTCGAGGAGTAAACACCGTATATAATGGAATTTTTGGTTCTTCTATTAGTAATTCATATATAATTATTTCAGGTTCTGCAAATTATTCTTCATCATTATTAGCATCTGCTTCAAATGCTGGCGACACTAGTATAACGTTAACCTCCCCGGAAAGTTTTGATGTTGGCGATTATATTACAATACAAACAATACCTAATTATACTAGAAGTACATCCGCAAAAACTGGCAGTAATTCGAACAATGTAAGTGGTTCATTATCTAGATATAATTCTGTAGTAAATCATGCATTTCCCGTTGGCTCCACCGGAATACCATATTATTTTTCTGTAATTGATACGGGGTCATATGAAACAGATGATGTTGTGCAAATAGAAAGCATTAACGGAAATGTTGCTACTATTTCTAAACGATTTGGAAAACAAGGAACAATACAACAAGATTTAGGATTATATACATATCAACAATTTGTAGAAACTTATAAAGAACCAATTAATTTCTTTTCTGGAACTCGTAGAGTAGTTTTAATTGATTCAAATCATCATGATTTTCAAACTGGTGAAACTATTATAATAAGTGGTAGTGCATATCCGATATTACATGCAACAACATATCTAAGTCAATCGGCATTTATAGATTTTAAAAATCCAGCAACACAATGGACAGATCATATTGCACTTAATGAATTAATGTATACCGGATCAAATTATACAATATCAAATACTACCGGTGGTCGAGCTACATATAGAAAGTATGCAGTATTAACAACAGCATCTAGAAGTAGTACTAGTTCTTTATATTTGAATTCGGCTAGTACATCTGCACCCAATGCAATTCCTGGTGCAGAAGCT